CTTTAAGATCTCTAAATATTTCAACTTGTTTCTCAGGAGCAATACGATGCGGAAAGAGTATAAGATCTCTTTTTTGCATACCTTTGTAACTATCTAAACTATTTTTAAGATATTCCATAGGCCAACCAACAAGTTTTATTTTACTATCGTCAACACGAAAACTTGCAGAAAATAAATCAATATGAAATTGACTTGCAAAAAAATTATCATCATAACATTCATACATAGATTGTTCAGCATGCCTAACCCAAGGTTTATCGCCTATAAGCCTACCTAAAAAATCTTGTGGATCATAACTACCTGCATGCCACATACCGCCAATGCAAATATCAACACCCAATAGCTCTGCCATGTAACGTAGTTGTATAACTGTAGGATTCCAGGCATCGGTATAGAGAAAATAATCACCGTCTTCCACCCGTCCGTCACAGAAAAGTTGACCGATTTGAGCAAGTTGGTTAGACTTATAAACATTTGTGCCTCCGAAGTTAAGGAAAGCCCCAGGCGTAGTTGCCTGAGGCGTATCTCCTCCACTAATAACATTTACTGATTCATTTGTAGCTCGTTGAAGTTGCTTAGGAAGATATTCTTTCCATTGCTTCGTATAACGTGTGTCTACTGCTTCAATGTCTACAATGTGAATTGTCATTAGCTTCTCCTATTATTAAACTTTCTTCCTGCATTACGAGCCTTTGCTCGCATCCAGCCTTGCCACTTCTGGTAAGCCTGCCAGTTAAGGTCTTCTTTATTATACAAAGCCTTTTCGTTAAAAACTTTGCCTTCAAAGCGACAATAGTCGCGGAATTTATCCAAGTCGTTGAATACTTTCGTATACGCTTCGCGATTAAATTCGATTCCCATTTTAATTTTCTCTCTTTAATTGGTCTACTGGGGTTGCGGTTTAGGGTAATATATTGAACAGCCATTTTCGCCATCTTCGGCTACATCTATTTCTACAAAGCGGCCGGGGTACTTTGAAGAAATTACGTCATAGAGATCATCAGCAATCATTTCACATGATTTGTGGTTAAGCTCTAATACTCCTTCAACATCGTATAGTCTTTCTAACCAACGTTTAAATTGGATGAATTCAATATCTCTGTCGTTATGAAAAACTTGGATCCTTACTTTGAAGTGAAAGATATGACGATGTGGTATTCCGAGAAAACTTACATCATCCCAATCACCAGTTGCTAGTTTAGGATCTTTGTCAGCACCTGGATACATATGCACACCTTCTTTGCGGAAGGTTACCCAAATACTTCTATCAGCATTTGTTTTAACATTTTCTTGCGCCATTTTATCGTCCTCCTCTTTCATTCTTCGTTTCATATATGTGTAGTAACGTTCTTGTTCCATTGTGTTATAAGTATACTTTCTTTTCTGTAAGTTGTCAATGTTTTTATAGCCATTTTTTTACTATTTCTGCTTGTTTTTTAGCACCTTGTACACTTAAATGTTTACCATTATCAATAACTTCAGTGTTAAAATCTAGCAATTCTTCCATTATTGGAAAAGGATAATTGTATTTAGGTATTGTATGAAAAAACTGTAAATTAGATTCTTTCCTAATTAAATCAATTAAAGATTTGGCTGTGATATCGGTATAACTATCATTACTGAAATATTTGTAGTACATTTTACCAAATTCAATAAACTCATTATCACTGGACATATTATCAAATATTGCACCTGGTGTAAGTGCAACTATATCTAGTTCTTTTGGTATTGAATAATAATTGTCTGTTATTTGGATATGGTGTGCATCTAACTTGTCCACGTCTAATGCAAAAGTTAATCTTGTAGGCGTTGTTAATTGAAAGATAACTTTATGAATGTCTACCTGTTCTTTTGCTATTTGTAATAAATGTAAACTTGTTAAAAGACTATTACCGGCATATGCATAATTAAAAAAATTATGCTCAGGCATTGTTTCTGCAAGTGCTTCAACCCAAGAGTAAGGTTGTTCAGGACAACCTGCACTCCAACTACATCCAGCAACTACAATATTCATTTTACAACTTTATCAGATCCATATTTTGACCAGTCTGTGAACTTATCTCGGTCCATTAAATCGTGCAAACTATGACACCAAACACCTGGGTTAGTTGCCTTAAAGTCTTTATCATCAATCTTCAACATAGTGTTGTAGTTCCACTGTTTTACGTAAGGCAACGGAATACGTAATTGTGGGATAAAGTTCTCATATTCTGTAAGTCCACTTTCAAGGAAGTCTTCTGCATAATTAATCGGAATATCAAGTGAACATAACTTTCCTGCTGTGAGAAATGCTTTTATCATTCTTTCCCAACTATTCCAGTCTTCTTCGTTCAACGGTTCAAAAGAATGATTCGCACCAAAGAAAATATGCTGTCTATCTTCTAGTTTATCTTGAATAACATCACAGGGTTGTACGCCTGTAACAAATAGTGTATCCATACCATGTGCAGGAGTTTTCTCTACTTCAATTCCTGTAAAGAAAACAATATCATCTGCTATTCCTGTGTCATATGTTCTTTTCATTACGTTAACTTTATTCCAGTTGTTTTTTCAATATACTGATCTGCCATTGCTTTTTCGGTTTTTGCAATAAAAACAATAGTAGTACGATTAAGTTCTAATTCAGTGTCAGGACTTACAGTGAATGTAAAAGGAACAAGTCCTAATCCCTTCTCAGTCATTGTAAGTGCCATTGGCTTTTTAACTTTAATTTTTGTATCTGTTTGGCTTATTAAACGTGCGATAATTTCTTCACCTGCAACGGTTTTAAAACTAACAGTATCGCCTTCCTTGTATGATTCTTGTACTAGCATTTTTTATCCTAAGTGTTTAAGTTGTTCCTCAAGCCTATGTATTTCATCTTTAAGCCAAAGTTTATGTGTTTTCTTACGGTTGATTATTCCGTCCTGCTCATACTTATTATACATTCTTTTTATTTCTTCGTCAAGTGCTTTATGTTTCGTGTATAGCTCTTGTAAGTATGTAGCAAGTTTATCGTGTGTTTCAGTAAAATTACTCATTCAAATAACTCCCCAAATTTAGTTTGTGCATTAACAGTTTTCTTACCGGTAGCACCACGTGTGCCAATAATCGACATCCAAAACTTTGAGTATTCTTCTACTAATTGTTCTGCTTTTTGCCTGTCGTCCGTTCTGAAAATTTCGTCCACAACATCTCGGAAAAATAACCTGTCAAAACGCTCTTCCACAAGCATTGCTGGAAATATTCCGTTGTCGTATTGTCTATTTGCTTCTTGTACTGCATTTATGTGCATCCATACGTTATGCCCCATCATAATAGCATATGAAAAACTATCCCATGAGGTCTTACCTTCTTTGCCTATTTTATTTAGGTCACCTGGACCATATATGCAAATATCTTTGGCTTTGAGGTCGGCTGTGATTGGACTATCCATAAACGAAGGATGTTTACCTTCTCTTACAAATGCTTGTCCAAACTGTGTTGTGTCTTGTGCAAGTGCCTTATCATCGATGCTCGGAACCATTCGATACACCCATTTAGTTCTGTCCTGAGTCTCAAGTTCACAGTAGATCTGTCCATTAGCGGTTGCGAGGAAAGGTGAAGCACAATCAAATGTGATAACAAAGTTTTCATTATGATATTTCCTTACGGCACGTTGTATGTCGGTTAGTAGTGTAGCCCACTCTAGTTTTGATGTTCCTAAAAAGTGCATTACATCATGTATACCTTTTTCTAGTAGTCCGTCAAATCTCAATGCAATTAGACGTTTAAGAACCAAATGTACATCACACATGTTCTGACCACCCATTGACCAACCATTGAAATGATTTTCTGGATAAATCTTAGGATCACAATAGTCTTTCATTTGTTGATACCAATCTTCAGCATCAGCATGATTTTCGCCTTGTAAAACATTAAGGAACTTACAGGCACCTGATCTATGTTTCATCCAATAGTCATTGTTAATGCGTGTAGCATTTACAGCATCTTGATAGTTGTCAATGCCTGTTGCTTTTGCACCTTCTGGGGAACGTGATACCCATGCTGGAATATCAAGTATCATTCCGTAGTCCATATATGCGTCCATCCAACGAAGAACGCCGTCACGCTTCTTTTGTGCTTTAGGACAATTAGGATCTTTCCAATCGCCTTCCCAAACACCTTTACCAATCTGGAAGCCGCCTGAGTCACCTAATAACCAACTGTTGTTACGATCTCTATTTCGTATCATGTCTTCTTTAGGAGAGTCTTTATTAATATCTAATTCTGCATGACCTGCCGAGTAAAGCGTCCAATGGTAATTAAACAAGCCTTCTTTTTTGTTTAACCAATTTATTGATTCCATACTGGGATAAGGAATACGTGCTGGATCTACATAGTCTTCAGTACGCTGTTTTCCTATGAAAGTTGCATAGAAACCACTTAACGCAGGAAGAAAAATAGCATAATCATTTTGTTTAGAGGTTAAGTCTTTGTTCATTTATCTTTCACATTTAAATTACTTGGAGAATATTGTTCTCCATTATATCCTGACCCTGTAGCACCAGAACCAGTTTCTACGCCGCTGTTGCAAGCGAATACAACAACACATAAAAAGAAAGCACTCCACAGTGTAGCACGTTTACTCCAAAGGATAAAACCATCCATTGCTTCTTCGGCTTGTTTCTGTGCTTGCTCTGCTGGTGTCATTACTTGCTCTGCGCTGGCAGGATATAGTCATACTTGGCCATACCGCTGTCTACTGAAATCATCATAGCACCTTGATCTGAAATGCTCATTGTAATATCGCCACCGAGACTTAGGATTGCTTGTGTTTGTGCTACTGGCCAGGCCCATGTATGTGCTAATTTACCAGATATATTAGATTGGAATACAAATTCGCCTGCGTGTGTACTTGCATCACCAAAGCTAAAAACAAGATCAGTTGCGTCACCTGTGTCAACAGTCTTTACGTTAAATGTAGGCTCTTCTGAATGTGCCGCACTCTGCAACTTCATACGTGCAATCGCTGCCACACTTGGAGCAAATTCTACATCCCAGTTTGCACCTTTAAACTTAACACTTTTTAGTTTCTCCTCAATAATCTGCTGGTTCATAAAGCGATAATCATTTTGAAAGTCTCCAGTAGCATTTTCAAAGTGAATATGTGTAGGAATAGTTTCACCATTACGCTCTGCTTTTACTACATCAATTTTAGCATCTTTTTGATACTCCGGATTTTTTAAGTGTAGTGCTAACTTATCTAAGTTAGGCATACCAAATGTTCCTTCGGAA